ATTTTAATATTATTTTTAAATCACCTTTTTGCATTTTTTCTAAAGCTTTTTGGAATCCTATTTTGTTACTTTCCTGAAAGTGATTTATATTTTTTAACGCTAACGAAACTACGCACTCATTCCCGTTTATATTAACTTCTACTTCTTTTCTATTAGATAGATTTATAATCTCCATTAATATCATCCTTTCTATTTAAAATCATAATAATAGAGTAGATATTTCTACCTACTCTATTTGTAATTAATCTTATTTAGGAGTACCAGGCATTACTATTTCAGTAAAGAAATCACTAAATTCCTTTTTATACTTAGCCTTTTCATCTGGAGTTGCTATTGCTTCAATTTCTGTTTGGTCTAATATAGTATCCACATATAATTTTCCATCAATTTCAACAGGTAATGCTTTTCCAGATAATGTCCAAGTTTCCCCTTCTGAGCTCGTATCGTTAGATTGTTCATCTTTTTTAAGATTACAATTATATAAAACTCTTCTTCTTTCTGTTCCATCATCTAGTACTATAGAGTAAGCTAGTGCAAATTGTGGGAAAACTGCATCAACAACAGTACTTGTTTTACCATTTTTATATTCCATTCCTGTTAATTCTGCTAAAAGCTTATATCCCATTCCCGAACTCATTACAACTTCTACATTAACATAATCTAATCTAGCAGAAGCATATTCTATAGTACAATCAGATTCATAAGAAATATCTTTATAATTATTAGTTGTTTTCAATGAAACACAATTCTTCATTGGTATAGCTTGTCCGTATGATGCCCCCGTTCTTTTAAAGGCCGTTAAATTTTTTACACCCGTTTCTCTTGCCATTTAAATTCCACCTTTCATTTATATATTTTTACTAGCAGTTATAGAAATTTGAATGTAACCATCTTTAGTCTTAGCTGATTGATTTACAGATACATTTCTGAATAAATTACTTATTAAAACTTCTTCAAACTTCTCAACTGTAGCATTTATTTTTTTATTTATTATTAAAATAAAATAGAAGTCATAACTAGCTGACTCCTTTTCCATATCTGAAATATTTAATTCTTTTTTATAATTATAAACTACTACTGGAGCTTTCCCCTCTTCTCTACTTACATAGTAAAAAGGAATACCTAACTCACTTTCTATCTTATTAATTACTTCAATCATATTACACCTCATTTCTATTTGAGGATTTTATCAATTTCTTTACTTGCGACATCTATTATTACTTTAGTTGCTTTATCTTTGCATTTTTTAAATGAATCATTCATCCAGCCAACATGAACATTAATCATCTCTCCATTTTTCCATAATTCATATCCATAATGATGGAAATAAAGATGTTTTGTTTCTTCCCAATTCTCTGCTGAAATACCAACTTTACCGACTATCGTTCCAGATTTGGAATATTTCTTTATTTCTGTTATATCTAGTTTATCTGCACCATGATCATTCTCTTCACTTTTTGGAGCATCTTTCTTTTGATGTTCTAAAATTATTTTTGCTCCCTCTTCAACTGCTTGTTTGCCTATTTTATTACCTATCGCACCTAAATTATTCAATTCATTTATTAATTCATCAAATCCACTAAATTCTACAGCTATTTAATTCACCTTCTTAGCTTTAATCTCATAATAATTATTAGCTTCCTGTACATTATTTATATAAATAATGTCATAAGCTTCATTTTTATAAATTAATCTATCCTTAGAAGTAATATCCTTATGGTTAAATCTAATATAAAAAGTAGCTTCAACTTCGCTGTTGGTAGTATAAGATTCAATATATTCACTACCTCTAGTCCATAAAATTTTAGCTCTAGCACTACACAACTTAGACCAATCTTCTCTTAAAATTTTGTCTTCATCTTTAACTTTTTGACATCTTTGTATTTCTATACGATGCCTAAACTCTGCTGGATTAATTTTAAAATCTGCCATTATTTTTCATCCATCGCTCTATATCTAAGGGAATTAATTAATGATTTAATAACTTTATTAGGATATTTTTTATCAACTTCAATCTCTCTATTATTAAACATATGAGTAACTAAGGCTATTACTACAACTTCGTATCGCGGAGCTAATGTATGTGTTATTTTATTAGGGATAATCTCTTGTATATAGTTCTCAGATGCTAATATTAAAGTTTCTAAATAATCATCATAATAATCATCTTCTTCATCTATACCTAATGCAATTTTAACTTTTTCTAGCATTAAATCACTCCTTTAATAAGCGAGGGAATTACTCCCTCACCTTAATTATTAATCATTTTTCTTCATAGCCACAATCTTTTGAGTTTCTACAACTTTAGCATCTAATTCAACAAATCCAACAACACCATAAGCATATTGTTCTGCGTATCTTTCTTTTAACACAGATACTTCTACATTGTTAGCTAATTTAACATAAAGTCCAGAAAAATCTCCATAGTAAATAGTTCCTACTGGAACTTGATCCGATAATAATACATTCTTCCCTAATATTGCCCATCCAAATTCTTTAGTAGCATCTGCATTTAATAGATATTGTCCATCTGTAGTCTTAAATTTTCTAGCTACCTTTAAATCTGCTGGATTCATTAACCATTCACATCCACCTTGTAATGAACTTGGCACTGCCATTTGTAAATCAATGTAAGCATCTGCATTTATAGTGTTAACTTCTGTAGCTTCTATTTTTGATAATCCATCAATCTTGTTTGAAGTACCAACTATTAATTCTTTTTCTAAGAATCTAGCGATAGATTTAGCTACTGCATTTACTACATAAGTAAGTAAGTCAAAATCCGTTCTATTTAATAAGCTTCTTGATATTTTTGTTAATGCTCTTGCAACAAATGCGCTTAACTTAACTGTTTTGAATGTTGCATCTGTTCCATTGTTTTCTGTTGGTATTTCATCCATATATGAAGTTGCTGGGATATCATCTTCTAGAACAAATGTTAATTCTCCACCAATATTGAATTTAGTCGCTCTTGCATATATTGGTGAAAATTCAATTACCTTTTCTATAATTCTTGAAGCAATAGTACTTGGTATTAAAGCACCGTTACTTCCAGCTTTCATATCATTTGAGATCCCTTTTCTAATAAGATCCACAAATATTTTTTCATCTTTATTTAATGCATCTTTTTTAACTTCTTTATTTTCCACTTTTAAATCCTCTTTTAATTCATTTTCTAAAGTTTCTAATTTTGATACTTCTTCTTTTTTAGCTTTAATATCCTCTACTATCTTTAAAGCTTCATCTATTTTATTTTCTTTTTTTAAAGCATTGGCTTTATCTTTTAATTCAGTAATTTCTCTGTTTAATTCATCAATTCTTGTCATTTAACTTCCACCTTTCATAAAAAAGAACTAGAGTAATCCTAACTCCAGTTCTAATAATTTCTTTTTATTATTTATTTCTTGATCTTCTACATTTTCTCTATTATCACCTAAATTTTTAGGGACATTTTTATAATTCTTAAATAATTCCCTATCTACGCAAGCAACTAATCCTCTCTTATTTCCCAATCTAGTAACATTGAAATAATTTTCTATTTCATCTGCACTTAGCCAAGTTTCTTTATCTAACATATTTCTTAAAATATCTTCTGTAAGAGTTCCTTTGGCTTTACTCATATACATTGGAATCATTTCAGTATCTTCAATTTTATCTAATAATTCAATCTCTTTTCTTAAATCATTAGAATTAGCCCCCCAACAAGTGGTCATAGGCTTGTGTAGCATAAGCATACTTCCATCATAAATATAGAGATTATCGGCCAACATAGGTAACCAACTAGCACAAGAAGCACCCAACCCATCTATATAACAATCTAAGGTTATATTTTTTCTTTCTTTTGCTCTCTTTAATATAGAAATAATACTTTGAGTTACAAATACCTCTCCACCCGGACTATTAATGTAAACTTCCAAAGTTGAATTTTCATTCAAACCTTCTATTACATCAATAAAATCCTTTGAACTTACTTCATCTTCAAACCATTTATCAGAAACTATTGCCCCATATAAATATAATTCTGACTTATCATTATTAGATACGAAGTTATAAAATTTCTTCATTTACTCACCACCATCCTTTTATTTGGTTACTTTTCACACCTAATATCGCTGTAATATGATTATTCTGCAATTTCTTCCTTATCCCCTTCTGTACCTACCTCTATTTCTTAACTTCCACCATCTCTTCTGGTTACATACTCTTTCCATTGAGATAAAGGAACGTAATTAAGGGATGCCATTAAATCATCTGTACCTTTAATATAAGGTAAATTTTCTTTATTCCTAACTTCCTCTACTGTCATAAACCCTGATTCTTTCATAACTTTATAGAAGTTAGCTCTTTCTGAATAACTTCCTCTTAAGATGCTTTCATAATTAATCCTGAAATACATATTTGTTTTTTCTGTTGTAGTTAATAACTTAAAAGTCATTTCAGCTTCAATCATTTTTATTAAAGGTAATAAACTCTCTATAAACAATGATTTTTGAGCTTCTGATAAGTTATAACTTCCTTCGCTAATAGAAGTTAATACTTTAGGAACGTTAAATATCTGGTGTATTTTATCATCTTGTATAGCTAAAATTTCTTTTACTTGGGATTCTGCAAAAGAATATGCTTGAACTCCATTTCCTTGAATAGTTTCAAACTTCATTCCTTCTTCTAGTACCCCAATGTTATCATCACCACTAGAAAGCACTTTGTTAAAAGCTCTTTTAAGGTTAATCTTTGCTTTTTCTGATAATTCTTCCCCTTCAACGTTAATAATTCCCTTTATCGCTGTTTGTAAATTAGAATCATATAGCTTATTTATTAGCTTGTTAACAGCCTTTTTAACTGAAATAACATTTTCCAATGCCTTGAATCTATCAAAACTATCTCTAAAATGAAGACAATTATTATAATTAATTTTTATAGGTTTATTTTCAATAAATCCACTTACAAAATACACCCCATTAATTTCATTCAATTGAGAATTATTTATTATCTTTAATGCTGATACTTGCCCTCTTGAAGTGTAAATTTTAATAAAAACCTCTTTATTAATCAGCATTTCTTGCAATGCTTCTTTCATAAAATCAAAATAATTTTGAAGAGCGTTAGGTCTTTCAAGTATATCTGTTAAATCATTTTTTACTCTTTTTGAATCCTTCTCATTCTCTTTGAATAATTGAAGGCTCATACTAGCAATATAACCACTTAAGACATTTATACAGCTCATTACATTAGAATCAAATCTTAAATCCATTCTGCTAACATCTGAATCTAATTCTGAAAGTAGTTCTTCACCTGTTATTCCTAAATTATAAAAAGTCTTTTTAGAAGCTCTATAATTTTCAATTTTCACTTAATCACCTCCTTTCGGCCAATGATTTTTTAATTTCAATTATCTTTCTTTCTCCTATCATAAGCATTAATCCTGTTATGAATAATCCTAAAGCTAATGATATAAAATAAGCACTAATACATATCAGTATTAATGCTAAAAAGTGAACTATTTCCTCTATGTAATCAATAAGAAAATCCTTCATACAACACCTCTAAACTATATAATTTTCATTAAATATTTCATTGAAATTCTTCTTTTTCTTTTCAGAATAGAATTCAGCATAACAAAATATTAATGTAACAAGTAAGTCTATTCTTTCCCATTTATTTTTACGATTTTTAGCTATCATTATATCCCCAGCTTTTCCTTCTGAAACTTTGGCGCAAGCTACACAATAATCAAGAACGTTATTCTTTTCATATTTAACTTTGCCTTCATAAACTAAATCTCTAAATCTCATAGTGTATCGGCTCAATTGAGTATAAGTTTGTTTTAGAACAACAATATCAAACTCATTTTGCAATTCATTTAAAATTAGTTCACTATAAGAAGGATCTATGTATATATTCTTAATTTTGCAATTATATTTACTCTCTATATTTCTTACGTGATTACATATATCTAAATATTTAATACTATCCCCTTCTTGAATTGTTACGTTACCTAAAGCTTCTTCAGACAAATAATTTATTTTTTCAGTTCTATTTGGATTATTTAATGTATTTCTAGGTACAAAACCATGCGATTTACAATAAATAATTCCTGCTTCTTCATACATTATAGATATACTTGTTAAGTCTATAGTTTTAGATAAATCAATTCCAACTGAAACATTTTTACCAGTGAAGTCAATTTTATTGGTTTCACACTTTTTCCATAAATCTTTTTGTAAATAAACTTCTTCATCGGTAGCAGTATCTAACATAATATTCATGTTTTTAGTTATATGTTCTATCTTATCTTTTTCGACTATCTTAGCTCTTTCTCTAAACAACCTTATCTCCTCATAGTTTTCTTCTATACGCAAAGGATTAGCTCTATATATTCCTATATCTTCCCAAATTTCATCTTTATTTGCATAATAAATTAAACAAAAATATCTTTCATTTATTATTTCTCCTTTTAAAATTTTTCTACAGTATTCTAGTTCTCCATACATTATTGAAGTTGAATTTGGATAAGCACTTGTAGTATAAAACATTAGAGGATTTAAAACAGATTTTTGACCTGACATCATAGCATTTATATTATCTTTAGTATCAAATGCACCTAATTCGTCGGCAACTACATAGGCTCCTCTTATAGAGTTATTTTTATCCGCATTAGCTGTAAGTGGCTTATAATAACTTTTAGTAATTAAACATTCTAAATTACCAGTCCATTGTTTAGATATTTTAAATCTTTTGCATAATGCCGGACTAGCTTCTATTATCTGTTTTATCTGTTTTCTTAACTCACTCGATAACACTTTATCTAAACATATAGAATAAAATTCACTATAATTTTGTTCTAGTAACATACCAATTATAAATATAATTGCACATACTGTTCCTTTTGCATTTTTCCGGCTAATATATAACATAGCTTCTCTATACCTGAATCTATGCCCATTATCTTTAAATCTCCAACCAAAAATATTAGCTATTAAAAAGCATTGAAATGGAGCTAAATGATTTAAAATTGCTTTACCCCCTAAAAATCCTGTAGCAAATCTCATTAAGGATATTATTTTTTCAACTTTATATAGTTTTTCTTCATCAAAATAATAGCTAAAATCTTCATCATGTTGTCTGTTTCTATAATCATCTAAAAACTTTTCGCATTGTTTTTTTACTTCCCAGGTGGTAACCTCTTTATCAGCAATACAATCTTCTGCGTATTTAATAGCATTGCTCAATAGCACCACTTAATCACACCCTTTCTTTAAAAATAAAAAGATGCTTTAATATCTCTACCTATTTAACTGTTTATAATATTTAACAATTCATCATCTTTATCTTGTTGCTGATTTACCAACAATACTGCTAATTGAGCTCTTTCTCTAGGAGACATCCCCATTTTAGCTCCTACAGAATCATAAATTTTAAAGTATTTAGAATAAACTCTAATACTTGGATTTTCTTCACCATCTAGTAATTGCCCCCGTTCTGAAATATCTTTTCTAGCAATTCTCATTTGCTCGATTGAATCAACAAGTATTTCTAATGCATACACATCAGTTTCAGCTAAGAATCCTTCTGGGAAAATCGTTAATAAATGTTTATAAATTTTCTTTCCATCACCGCTTAATCCAGTCGGTTTCTTTCTTCCTATACTTTTCCCCTTTATAGCTTCTTCGGCTTTTTTTCTTGCTTCAATTTCTGATTTAGTTGAACTATGTCCGACTTTTAAATCTATTGGTTTTATATTTGCCACATTTTCACCCCCTTTCCGAAAAATTTCAAACGGGATTTTTTTTTACAATTGAGAGGGGGCGGCTTTGGAGGAACTTTGATATTCTAAATTTTAAATGATAGGGGGGTATCTTTTAATTTCCTCAACCACTCCTGGCACTCTTTTTTACTTTCTTTGCTCTTGTCATACATTCTATGAACCTCTTCATGCATATTAAAAGATAAGGGTATTAAATTATCTCTATCGTAGAAATTATCCTCATTAGCTTCTTCTATATGATGTAATATCTTAGCTTCAGCTATTAATCCTTTTTCTAAAGAAGGCACACACAACCAATTATATTCTGCCATTATACTTCTTCTTAACCTTTGCCACCTCTTGGTATGATATAACCTTTTATAATTTGATTTTTCATAGTTATATTTATCTTTATTTCTTTTACTAT